TATGAAGTTCATACTGATCACTTCACCACTAGTGTCAGAAATTTAAGTGTAATAATAAATTTGAATGAAGGATATGAGGGTGGTGATCTTGTATTTACTAATCAGCAACAAAAAGAAGTAAAAAGAATGAAACTTGGAAAAGGATCTATAGTTTTTTTTCCAAGTAATTTTATGTATCCACATTGCATAGAACCGATAACAAAAGGAGTTCGATATAGTATAGTGTCATGGCTCCAGTAAATTTTAAAATCTTAAAAAACTTTTTTTCACAGGAAGAATTAAATATATTACAACCTTATTGTTATAATAAATTAGACTCTAATAAAGAATATCAATTAGATGCCCAATCTTTTTCACCTGCATGGTACAAAGATTCTTTAATGACTTCGTTCTTAGATTTAAAATTAAATTTAATTCAAAAAGAAACAGAATTAGAATTACTTCCAACATATGCTTACTGGAGATATTATGTTTTTGGAGCAACATTAAAAACACATTTGGATAGACCATCTTGTGAAATTTCAATCAGTGCATGTATAAAAAAATATGACGATTGGCCTTTTATAATAGAGAATAACGTTTTTGAATTACAAGAAGGAGATGGTCTACTATATGCAGGTTGTGACCAACAACATGGAAGACCGGGAGTTTATAAAGGTAATGGAATAGCACAAGTTTTTTTTCATTATGTAAATAAATACGGACCGTATAAAAATTACGCTTATGATAATAAAAGTAAGGAATATTAATGAGTGAAAAAACGATATCCATGCAAAATCACATAGGAATTTTTGATAATTATATCTCCAAGACAAATTGCAATAAAGTTATTGAGTATTTTAAGAAAAAAGCTGCGTTTGGAGAAGCATATCAAAGGTTTCAAACAGAGAAAGTATCTCTTCTTGAAAAGAACGATACTTCAGTAACCGTGGACACTTGGGTAGATGATTTTAAAGAACTGTTTGTAAATTTTGATTTGGCTTTAAGAAGGTATGTAGATAACACAGGTTTAAAAAATTTTTATAGTTCTTTTAAAATTGTTCCCCTGAAAATACAACTAACTCTTCCAGGACAAGGTTATCATACTTGGCATATAGAACATGGAGAACCTAGAGATCATGCAAACCGAGTAATAGTTTATACAATATATTTAAATGATGTTGATGAAGGTGGGGAGACTGAATTTTTACATCAATCAGTAAGAGTAAAACCAAAAAGTGGTAGAATTGTTTTTTGGCCTGCTGGTTACCCTTATGTGCACAGAGGTAACCCTCCTCTTGAAGGAGAAAAATATATTATGACAGGTTGGTTAAATTGTTAAGAGGAAGAATAAGAGGTAGGTCTTGGACCTTTTCTAGCAATTTGATCCGCTTCACTTTCTGTAGATTCTAACACAGCATCTGTTCCTTCACCTGACCAGACTTCTATAACATCATCATCCCACTGTTTTTGTAAAGATGCTAAATGCAAAGAGTCCCATTTAGTGGTAAAGTCTAAAATATCACCTAAGTTTGCATCTTCCCAAGTGGAGTGAGGGGTTTCGTCTCTATATTCTACCGTGTCAGTTGGATTAGCTGTTCCATATTGAACAGCCCAAATGTTTGAAAATTTAGATTGACTCCAAAAAGAATCGTCAGATATATTATATGGAATGCCTTCTGAAGCACCTTCATCATAATTTTTAATTATTTTTTTATCTTCAAATATTATTGTCCATTTTGCGCTTGTCGCCATAATTTCTCCTATGTCTTAATAATATAAATTATTGTTAAATAAGGTTGAAGAACTGATGTTGCATCACCACTAAAAGTTGCACTCATATTATGAGAGTGACCAGTACCAGAACCTGTACTACCAGTCCCTGATGGACTAAAAAATGCTTTAGATCCAGGAAAAGATTGGTTAAAGTAAGTACCGCCAGTTGATCCACCTCCAGGGTGACTGTGTGATGCAAGTTGTGCAGTTGACAAAGTTGCATTGGCAGTCGTTCCACCTACATTACCTGTAGAAGTAACAGTGTTTGCTCCGCCAGTTGATGCTAAAGCTTTAGTTCCAGATTTACCCATTGCGACGTTGTCTTGTAAATCAGGTACGTTAAAAGTTGATGCACCATCTCCAGATCCGTAAGTTGTACTTACAATTGCAAATAATGCAGAGTAAGTTGATCTTGAAACTGCTTGACCATTACACTCTAAAAAACCTGTTGGCACTGAAGAAGAAGACCACGGCACAATAGTTGCTGTAGGAATTCCCTCGATACCAGTAAGATTTGCTCCATCGAAATCGTATTTTGTTGCTTCGTAATTTGACATATTATTTCTCCGTGTAAGTCCATCCTGTTGTAGCGTCTCCAGAAAAAACTAATGAAAAAGCTGCACCTTGCGTATTAACTACAAGATCAGATGCTGCATTAGCTATATTAGAAGAATTTCTACCAACAGTCAATGCGTTAGAATTAAAGTCATAACCTTGGTCAACAAAAGAAACCTCGTCACCTGTTGCCGGTGATGCAGGTAGCGTAATTGTTACTCCTCCACCACTTGTATTTACCAAAAGTTTAGCTCCAGCTTGAACTGTTTCTGCTGCTGAAACCGCTCTCCATTTTCTGTATTCATTTGCTTTTACAACATTAGTTCCGTCAGAATATAAAGTGTAACAGTTGCCTTCACATAAAAGAACACCTGTACCTGAAGATGTTTTAAAAGTTAAAGTATTATTTGCGTGATCACATCCATCAATTACTGTGTATACTTTTTCTATTGAGTCTGGAATAGTGACATTTAAATTAGAAGCTAATGTGCCTGTTAATTTTATAACTTCATTTTTACCATTAGATAAAGCCCCATTTGTAAAAGTCAGAGCTCTATTAGCATTAGTTACGTTAAAAGTATCATAACCACCAATTGCCTGTTCTAAAATTAATAAGTTTGTATTTGTGATTTGTCCCCAAGTTCCCGAATTTTCACCGGTCGCTTGTACTGTAAGTTTTAAACTTGCTGATGTTGAATTCGCCATATTAAATTCCTTATACCGTTTATTTTATAAAAATAAAGAGTTAGTGTCAAACTCTTTATGCAACGACTTCCCTCCAGCCAGGAGGATCTATTGGTGCGTTTCCTGTAGGAACTTCATTCCAAATTAAAGCATTAGCATTATTTAGATTCATAGTCAACCCAAGACCAGTAAATGTTGCTGTAACGTCCGTAAATGCGGTTACTCCGGCTACTTGACTATTTAAAGAAACTCCAGTGGTAGGAACAAGAGTTCTTAAATCTATGGTCGCGGTACCTAAACTCGCAGTTAAACCGAATCCTGTTGGAGAGGTAATTACATCTCCTTGATGTCCTAATTGACCTAATGATAAAATACCAGCATTTCCTTGGATCATCGCATCTGGCGCGGGATCCACTTGGCCCAAAGTCGCCTGAGCTACATTTAGTGTGTTAAGAGTTAAACTCGCATCTCCTGTTACAGATTGTGGTGCAGCTATGTTAGCTGTCATTCCAAAACCAGTTATAGTCGGTTGAATAGAACTTCCTGGTTCACCCCAGTCATTATCTCCCCATGCAAGTCTTCCCCAACCTTGTTCATTAAACGCTTCTACAGTACCAATAGCCATTGTGGCTCCAATACCGACTGCCATTGCATCAGGACCAGCATCTGCTGTTCCTAAACTATTTGTAAGTGGAAAACCTGTTAGAGTAACTTCTGCTAAACCTGTGGCGACCGCAGTATTTAAGGTATTTGTAAGTGCAAGACCTGTTGGAATTACAGTTACATCTCCCTGCATTCCTAAAGTGCCTAAATTTCCTGTTAAAGCATTTCCGGTTGCGATAAGGGTGCCTGCAATACCCCAAGCTTGTTTTCCCCATTCTACTCTGCCCCAACCATTATTAATTTCTGTGTCCACAGTTGCACTTCCGACATTTGCGGAAAGAGCTTGACCTGTAATTTGAATAGTAGGATCAGTTTGATCTCCCCATTGATTAATGCTCCATGTACCGACGTTCCAAGTTTTTCCTGTGGCCACATCCATTAACCCACCCATTCCTATTCCGTGAATGTAGCATAGATAATAAAAATCTGGAGCGCTGACATCTATTTCAACGTATCGAGTTGTTGCGGCGTTAAAGGTGCCGACGTTTAAATAATTAGAAGAACTTGTGGGAGAATCAAGGTAATAAGTTACTCCACTAGAAATAATTCCAGAGGTGCTGGTATTTGTAGAAAAAATTAAAGGGTGATTGTCATTAGAAGCATCACTTTGATCAAACCGTAAAGTAGATCCACCAGCCCAGACAATGTTTCCTGGTCCTGTAGAACTTCTTGCGCCATCTACATAAAAAACATTTCCGGTGCTACCACCGCCGCCATAAAGACTTCCAGTTGCAACGGTAACCGTATAAGTGAAATCCGCCATAGGAGTTTACCTCCTATTTAACCAGAGATTCTTAAAATCGCTGCTGTTGATGTCGGTGCTGGAAACTGGACTGTAAACGTACCTGAAGTTGCTGTTTTATCTCCTCCAAAATCTAAAACACAAACTGCAGAGTTAGTAGTAGCAGATGATGTGTTGTAAATTAAAGCTCCTCTTGCAGTCAAAGTTACGTTTTGAAATGACAGGTCAGCGAAATCGGCTCTTGCAACACCAGCTGTAATAGAAGTTGGGTTGTTTACAAGTGCTCCACCACCAGAACTGTAATTAGATGATGAAACTTCATTGGAAGTTGTGAATGAAGTTGTTGCTGAGTTTAGAGTAGCTGAAGAAGTATAAAGAGCTAACTTATATTTATCACCACCAGATTGTGAAAAGTTAGAATCACCCTCTAATAATAATTTTTTAAAGTTGTTTGCAATCGCTTGTGTTATAGCCATAGTTTTCTCCTTACTGTTTTCCTATTCGAGGAACACCTGCTTGGTATTCATCTCGTCTTCGTCTTCCCATTTGTTCTATTGAGAATCCTTTGACAGCCTCAATGTATTTCTTATCATAAAGCTGGAGCATGTCAACGGGTCCTTTTAAAAATCCGTAAGCCTCTACTAGGCATGCATACAATAAGCCGTTGGGAAATTCTGTACTTAAGTATGTAGTGGTAACTGTACTCGATAATCCAGCTGGTTTCAAGATATAATTTAACTGAATGATATAAGTTTGATCTGGAGTCGGAGCTACCACTATCCGAGTCTCGTCCCAGTTACTATAATATTTAGGCACCCCTTGAGCTGCGGTCGGGTTAAATTCTGACATAAAACTAGTGTCTCGAAACTGTAAAAAATCTCTATTTTGATCAGTAGATGGTAGAGCTGTATCCACAATTTGAGCAGACCTAATTACCAATAGATCTGTAGGAGTGTCTATAAATCTAGTGCCAGCTATCAAATTAGCTGAAACATA